GACCAGCAGCTATCTGGTGGGCTGCAGGTCATCAGTTTCGGCGACGGCACGCGGATCAGCGTCGGCCCCTTCGCCTCCGATACCGAGATCGAGCGCGCCGCCCGCGCGGCCTTCCGCAAGCCCCTGGAGCATGCCTTGACCGAGATCAACCCTTCAGTCGCCTCCCCGGTGGCTGCCACGGCCGACAGGATGCCCCCTGTCGATCTTGCCAAGCCCGCAGATACTGGCCCGAAGATGGGGCCGGTATCGCGTGGCTACAGCCCGGGCGCACTGAAAGCGCTGCTGGCCGGCGTGCGGACGCGTACCGCTGACGTAATGGCGGAAGCGGTCAAGGAGGTTGGCGAGCTCAATGGCGTGCTCGATCAGGTCCAGAGCATCGCGCAGGACGCCAGGGACACCAAGAATCAGATTCGGGCCGAGCTCGGCCAGTTCTCCAACGATCTCGCATGAGCCGCGCATAAATGGCCTACGGCAGCAACAAAACATCCTCCACCGTCGACAGCGGCGACGACGGCACCGCCGTCGAGATCGTCGACGAGTCCACCGGCGAGCCCGACGCGGTCCAGGACGAGGACGATCAGGTCGACAAGTCGAAATGGCCCGAGATCCACGCCGAAGCGCTGCTCGAATACGAGCGCGCCTATGAGCGCGAACGCTCCAACATGGAGGAAGCCTACGACGATCTGAGGTTCCGCCGCGGCCGCGTCTCTGACCAGTGGGATCCGATCGCGCTCGCCGCACGCGTGGGCCGTCCGACCCACGTCAACAACAAGATCCCGCAGTTCATCCGCCAGGTCACGGGCGACCAGCGCCAGATGCGGCCCTCGATCAGCGTCGTCCCGGTCGACAGCGAAGCCGATGTCGATGTCGCCGATGTCCGCAGCGGCATCATCCGTTATGTCGAGAACCGCAGCCACGCCAAGTGGGTCTACAACCAGGGTGGGGATTCACAGGTCGCCTGCGGCATCGGCCATTGGGAGGTCACCACCGAATACGCCAACGCCGGCACCTTCAACCAGGAACTGCGGATCCAGCTGATCGACGACGGCGTAGCCGTGCTGTGGGATGCCGACAGCAAGCTGCTGACCCGGGAGGACGCCAATCATTGTTTCGTGCCGAACGACCGCACCACGGCGGCGTTCAAGCGCGACTGGCCCGATGCTGTTGCCGACGGCTTCGACACCACGCTGTGCGGCACCGGCAAGTCCGACGCCTTCGACAGCTGGCATCACGACGACTACATCCGCGAGGTGATCTACTGGAAGAAGAAGCCGTACAAGCGGCTCTTGCTGCAGGGTGCGGACGGCTCGGTCAAGGACGTCACCGAGCAGTACGAGAAGGCAGCACCGGCCGAGCAGAAGCAGGCGATGCTGGAGGCCAAGAAAGCCGGCCTGCGGCTGGAATGGCGCGACAGCTACAGGCTCTGCCGCTACCTGATCACGATGAAGGAAATCCTCGAGGAGAAGGACTGGCCCGGGATGCATATCCCGGTGGTTCCGATCATCGGCGAGGAAATCCGGATCGCGCGCGATGTCTACCGCACCGGCATGGTGCGGCCAGTCAAGGACCTGCAGCGCATGGTCAATTACTACGCCTCGGCTGAAACCGAGGTGGTGGCACTGCAGCCCAAGGCGCCGTTCATGGGTACCAAGACCATGTTCCAGGACCGCTACGACCTGTGGGATACGGCCAACACCGAGAACCATCCGTTCCTCGAATATACGCCGGACCCCAAGGTCCCCGGCGGCAAGCCGGAGCGTATCCGTCCGCCCGATGCCTCGGTGGCAATCCAGCAGGGCGCCATCAATGCCGCGAATGACATGAAGGAAGTACTGGGGATCTACAACGCCAACCTCGGCGCCAAGTCGAACGAGCATTCCGGCGTGGCGATCCGCGAGCGCGACCGTCAGGGCGACACCGGGACCTTCGTCTACATCGACAACATGGCGCTGGCGATCATGCGCACCGGGGTCATCGTCAACGACCTGGCGCCGCACATCTACGACAACGAGCGCACCATGCGCATCATCGGCGCCGACAACAAGCCTGCGATGGTAAGCCTGAACAAGGTCAAGATGGTGGGTGGGCAGAGCGTCACCGAGAACGATCTCTCGATCGGCGCCTATGACGTCGAGATGGAGCAAGGCCCGAGCTACGCGACGCGGCGCGAGGAAGCCCGCGACGGCATGATGGACTTCGTCAAGGCGGTGCCGCAGGCCGCAGCCGTGGCCGCCGACCTAATCGCGAAGGCGCAGGACTGGCCCGATTCCAAGGAATGGGGCGAGCGGCTGCAGGAAATGCTGCCGCCCCCGATCAAGGCCAAGCTGCAGCAGGAACAGCAGGAGCGCGACCAGGCGAGCGGCAAGCCGCCGAAGCCGCCCGATCCGCAACAGCTCGCGGCTGCGCAAGCCCAGCAGCAGGCCCAGGCCAAGCAGCAGGCGCTGCAGGATCAGGAAATCCAGCTGAAGATGGCCGAGCAGAAGGCCAAGACCGACAAGATGGAAGCCGAGGCGCGCAAGGCCCAGGCTGAAGCCGAAAAGGCTGAGATCGAAGCCGAGATGCTCAAGATCAAGCTGGCACAATTGCATATGGGCGAGCTGCGCCGCATCGAAGCGCACGACCACGCCATCGAGGACACCCATCAGAGCCGCGCGCATGCGCAGGATGCGCACGAAGCGGAGATGACGCTCAAGGGCCTCAACGGGCAGATGATGATGCAGCCCGAACCGGCCGAACCTGCGACAGCGGAAGAGTGATTGCCGGCGCCATCAGGCGCTGGCCGTTAACGGCCCCTCCAACACCGAGTGATTCATGAGCACGACGACCACAGAGCCGGCGGCAACGCTGGCTGGGACCGACACGACCACCACTACGACCGACGACGGCATCATCGATATGGATGCGCTGGCCCCGAGCGAGCCGGCGAGCGACATCGAGGACGGCCATCTCGACACCACCGCGTCCGAAACCAAGGCCAAGGACACGCCGGACCCGGCGGCCAAAACCGAGGAAGAAGCCGAGGCGGAAAAGAAGAAGCTCTCCGGCGCCCAGCGCGCCAAGCTTCGCGAACAACGGCTCCATGACGAGATCGCCGCGCGCGACCGCGAACTGGAAGCGCTGCGCGCCAAGGGGACTGCGACGGCTGCAAAGGCTGGCGATGAACCCAAGGCGCCGCAGGAGGCTGATTTCAACGGCGACTACTTCGCCTACACGCGAGCGATGGCGGCCTTCGAGGCTGGCAAGGCCGCGCGCGAAGCCGCCCAGGAAATCTTTAAATCCCGCGAGGATGCCGAGACGCAACGACGCGCCGCCGACCAGGCCCGCGTCCGGCGTCTCGACCACGCGGAGCGGGTCGAGGCGGCGAAAGAGGTCATCGAAGACTTCGATGCCGTCATGGGAGAGATGAAGGGCGTCAATGTCCGCGACGACGTGATCGACGAGATCATGGGATCGAAGAACAGCGCCGTCATCGCCTACCACCTCGCCAAGAATCCGAACGAGCTCGAGGCATTGAATCGCATGTCTCCGCGAGAGCTGGCCCGCGAAATGGGACGGCTGGAAGCCACGTTGAAACTGCCCGAGCCGAAGAAAGCAACTTCGGCTCCTCCTCCCCTGAGCCAGCGCAAAGGTGGCGGCGCGAACCCTCCCTCGCAGGAGAGCGTGCTGTCGAACTGGCTCGACAAGAAATACGGCAAGGACCGTAAGTAGGGAACAGGAGCCTCAGATCCCCGAAGGGACCTCAGGCTATGGCTAACACCACCCTCAATGCGTCGATCATCGCGAAAGCGGCGGTCGGCGTGCTCGAAAACGAACTAACGATGGCGGGCCTCGTCTACCGCGGCTACGAAGACGAGTTCGACCGCAAGATCAACGGCTATACCGTCGGCGACACCATCACCATCCGCAAGCCGACCGACTTCACGGTGCGCAACACCATCGTGGCGTCGCCGCAGGACACCACCGAAGGCAAGCTCACCCTGACCATCAACCAGGTGGCCGGCGTCGATTTCAAGTTCACCTCCCAGCAGCTGACCCTGAACATCGCCCAGCTCACCGAGCGGGTGATTCAGCCGGCGATGGTGCAGGTGGCGAACCAGATCGACGTCCAGGTCATGGCGCTCTACAAGGATATCCCGCAGTGGATTTCCAACGTCGGCGGCGTCAACGGGCCTCCGGTCGCGGCCACCGTCATGAAGGCCTTCAACGACTTCGCCGTAGGCCCGAAGAACATGGATCAGCGCACGGTGCCGCAGGGCAACCGTTCGGCGATCCTGTCTCCGGCCGATTACTGGGGTATGGCCGGCTCGCAGACTGCGCTGTTCTCGCAGGCGATCAACAACAAGTCGTATCGCGAAGGCCGCATCGGCATGGTGGGCGGCGTCGACACCTATATGTCGCAGAACGCGCCGGTCTTCACCACCGGCCCCGGCGGCGGCGCACCGCTGATCAACGGCGCGGCGCAGAACACCGCCTATGACACCACCGGCGTCAATACCCAGACGCTGATTACCGACGGCTGGACGGCGGCGGCTGCCGCGCGTGTCGTGGTCGGCGACACCTTCACCATCGCCGGCGTGTTCGATGTCAATCCGGTGACCAAGGCCACGCTGTCGATCCTGAAGCAGTTCGTGGTGGCGCCGGGCTCGACGCTCAACTCGGACGGCGCCGGTAACCTGACGCTGACGATCGCGCCGCAGATCATCACGACCGGTGCTTTCCAGAACGTCTCTGCGGCACCGGCCGACAATGCCGCGTTGACCTTCAACCTCGGTGCGGCGGCGAACCTCACGGTTCCCAACAACCTGATGTTCGACAAGAACGCGTTCGCGTTGTGCATGGTGCCGATGGTGCGGCCTCCGGGCTCGGTCGATTGCTCGCGCGTGAGCAAGAACGGCATCTCGGTGCGCGTCATTCCCTACTATGACGGCACCAACGATGTCTCGAACTGGCGCCTCGACTGTATCTTCGGGACGAAGACCGTCGATCGCCGGCTCGCGGTGCGGGTCAGCGGTTCGTAATCGACGACAGCCTCGGAGGGCGGTCTTTCGGCCGCCCTCCTTTTCTCCTCCATCAGAAGGACAATCACATGGCCGACACCATTCCCACATGGGGCTACAGCAAGAAGGGCGCGCAGCTGTTCGATCTCGCGCCCGGCGCCGATCTGCCGAAAGGCTTCTATGCATCCCCCGTCAGCGTTCCCGGCTCCGAGGCCGAGAAGGCCTACCGCGCCGATGCCGAGGCTGAGGGCGCGCCGACGCCGCTGATCACGGAAAAGGCCGAAAAGCCGGCCGATCCTCCGGCGGCGTCCTGACCGATGCCCTATACCCGCGCCCAGCTGGTCGCCCAGGCCCTGGTCGATCTCGGCATCATCGCCGAAGGCCAGACCGTGTCGGACACCGACACCTCGAAAATGGACGCACTGGTCGAGGGCGCGATGGACGAACTCGCCGCGCTCGATGTCTACTATGTGTCAGACTACGGCACGCCCGGCCCGACCGATGGCGCGATCGACAACGCGGCGTTCCTGTCGCTGGCGCAGTATCTGGCGAACGCCGCATGCTCGGCGTTCAACCTGCCGGCCGATGAGAAGATGAAGGCGCTCGAAATCGAGGCGATCGGCAAGCTGCGCGTCTTGTCACGTCCTCCGCGCAGCAAGACCCGGCTGTCGATCGATCCCGCCGTGCGCGGCGGTAATCGCGGCCAGTATGCGAGATTCCCCAACAATGGTTAAGCGGTCGATCCCGTTCCCGGTGCAGTCGGCTCCCGGCGCCAAGTCGCAGGAGTCGGGCGGGCGCATCGTCAACGGCTATGTCGAGCAGCTCGGCGACAACGCGCCCAGCAAGGTCGGCATCCGCCGCATGCCAGGCCTGATCAATTTCGGGACCACGCCGCGTACCGGATTCCGCGGCGCGTTCCTGTCGGGCGGCAACCTGTTCTCGGCGTGGAATACCAAGCTCGAATATCACACCTCGGCTGGCGGGGCCTCGACCGCGATCGGGACGCTGAACGGCACCAAGCGCGGGTTCTTCGCGGCCAACAACAACGCCACGCCGGACAAGTTCTTCACCGATCCGGACGGCAATATCGCGACGTTCACGACAGGCGCGGTGACCAATGGCTACCCCGATCCCGATCTGCCGGCGCCGAACTCGCTCGACTTCCTCGACGGCTATGTGGTGTTCACCATTGCCGACGGGCGGTTCTTCGCGACCGATCTGAACGCAACGTCGGTCAACGCGCTGTCGTTCGGCCGCGCCCAGGCCAAGCCGGGCGGGTTGACCCTGGTGCGGGCCTGGGGCGGGCGGCTGCTGGTATGCGGGCCGATCGATATCGAGGTATGGACCGACAACGCCTCGGTGCCGTTCCCGTTCGGCCGCGCCGCCGTGATTCCGCGCGGCATCGCCGGCCCCTACTGCATGTCGGGGACGGAGGATAATTTCTCGCGCGGGCCGATCTGGGTCGCGGACGATAATCGCGTCTACAAGCTCGACGGCTACACGCCGGTCGCGGTGTCGCCGGCCGATCTCGACACGCTGATCGAAAACGTGGCGGACAAGACCATGATCGAGACCACCTCGTTCATGGCGCACGGACACGCGTTCTTTCAGGTGTCATGTCCGGCCTGGACGTGGTTGCTCGACGTCAACACCAGCCAGTGGTTTCAGGGCGACAGCTACCTGGTATCGCGCTCACGGCGCTCCGGCGCGATCTCGGCCTATAACAAATGGCTGACCGGGGACACCCTGACCGGCAACATCCAGCAGATCACCGACACCGCGCAGGACGAGGTCGGCTCGCCGCTGCGGATGCGGCTGGAAAGCGGCCCGGTGCTGAATTTCCCCGGCGGCGCGCGGGTGGGGCGCGCGGATTTCTTCTTCGCGACCGGTGTCGGCGTCGCCACCGGAACCGACCCGATCCAGACCGATCCCGACGTTGAAATCTCCTGGAGCGATGACGGCGGGCTGAATTGGTCGAACCCGCTGCGCCGCAAGCTCGGCCGCCAGGCGGCTCCGACGCAGTTGATCTCGCTCGTGGCCTGCACCGGGCGCACGTCATGGCTCGGCCGGCGCTGGCGGCTCGATATCTCCGATCCGGTCTATGCGATGTTCATGTTTGCGACCATGTCCGACGATCCGAGGGCGGTCTGATGAAGGTGCAACTGCCGCCGCAGGATATTCCGCTGGTCGATCCGAACACCGGGCGCGTCAACGTCGACTGGTACGACGCGCTGAAAAAGATCGAAACGCTGAGTCTGCTCGACATGGCGCTGATCCCTGCGAAGACGGTGGCGCAGCTGCCGGCCGCTGGCAATCGCAGCGCGGTCAGTTTCGTGACCGATGCCACCGTGACCACGTTTGCATCGATCGTCGCCGGCGGTGGGGCGAACAAGGTGCCGGTTTACGATGACGGCACAAATTGGAGAATTGGCTGATGGGCAATCTGTTCACCGATTTGTTCTCGACCAAACCGGCCGAGGAAGCCGCCAAGGCGCAAGCCCAGGGCTTCGCCAACGCCAAGACCGATGCCAACGGCGTCCTGACTGGCGCACAGACCAACGCGGACACGCTGTACGGGCAGGCGACCACGCCGTTCACCTCGCTGATGGATTCGACGGGGCGGGGCTCGGCGGCCTATGGCGATGCCTCCGGGGCGAATGGTGCGGAAGGGCTGGCGCGGGCCAAGACGCTGTATCAGGCCGATCCCGGCTACACCGGCGGGCTCACGACCGGCATCGACCAGTTGTCGCGCACGGCCGCGCAGCGCGGCGATCTCGGCGGCGGCAACACCTCGGGCGACATCATCAAGTTCGCCTCCGACTACGACAACAGCAAGTACAAGGACTACGTCTCGTCGCTGGCGCCGTATCTCGGCGCCAATGCCAACGCGATCTCGGGCTATGCGGGGCTGAAGACCGGACAGGCCGGGCTCGATACCGGGATCGGAAGCCAGATCGCGACCAATGATTGGAACGCCGCCACGGGGACCGGGAATGCGAACGCGCAGGCCGCGCTTGCACCCTATGGTGCCTCCCAGAACTTCTGGGGCGCGTTGATGGGCGGCGCCAACATGGCGCTGAAGGCCTCGGGCGTTGGCGGCTTCGCGCCGGGCGGAAAATAGGGGGTGACGATGGGCAATGGCTTCACCGGGCCTCCGGCCGTCGACTTCTACTCGATGCTGTCAGGCCTCGGCGACACGCTGCAGAGCAACGCGAGGGCGCGGCTGCAAGGCCAGCGCGATCAGGCGCGGCAGGCGGCGTTCTCGACGCTCGATCCGAACTCGAAAGACTTCGGACAGATCGCCACGCAAGGCGCGGTCAACCTGTTCAAGTCTGGCGACATCGAGGGCGGTTCGAAACTGTTGACGATGGCGCAGGCGCAGGCCGAGCGCGATCACGCCTATGCGCGCGAAGCGGTCAACGACCGCTTTCGCGACCGCCAGTTCAACCAGACGCAGTCCAACGCCGATCGTGAATGGAATTACGACCCGACCGAGGAGCGCGCGGCGCAGGCCAAGGCCAACGGCATCGACACAACGACGCCGGCGGGCAAGGAATTCATCCTGACCGGGAAGCTGCCCGACAACTTCGTTCCGGGGAACGCGAAATACGGCCTCAGTCCGGTCTATGGCACCAAGGTCGGGCCGGACGGCAAGCCGATGCCCTCGATGGTGCAGCTCGGCCAGGACGGCACCGTCAACGAGCCGAAGCTGCCCGAGGGATTCGCGATCTCGCGCGACCCGATCAAGATCGACAACGGGACGTACTACACGCTGCTCGATCCGCAGACGAGGCAGATCATCGGCACCCAGCCGAAGGACATCGCGGGCGCCGAGCGGCAGAAGGAGATCGGCTCGGCCGGGGGCATCGCGGCGGCTGACCTGCCGCGCGTCAAGGATACCGCGACCCAGATGCTCAAGACCATCGACCAGGTCGACCAGCACCCCGGCAAGGGCTGGTCGCTCGGCATGTACTCCAAGATGCCGACGATTCCCGGCACCGCCCAGGCCGACTTCCGCGCCGCGCTCGGCCAGTTGAGCGGCCAGAACTTCCTGCAGGCCTACCAGACCCTGCGCGGTGGCGGCGCCATCACCGACATCGAAGGCAAGAAGGGCGAGGCCGCGCTGGCCCGCCTGCAGGAGGCGCAGAGCCCCGAGGCGTTCAATTCGGCGCTGAACGATCTGCGTCAGGTGATCAAGATCGGCGTGCTGCGCGCCGAGGGCAAGGCCCGCCTCGGTCAGACCGCGACTCCGGTCGCGGCTGGCCGCTGGGCGAGCGATGCCAGCGGTCCGATCATCCATCAGGACGCGGCCGGCAACCAGATCGGCTATGACACCGCGCGCAAGATGTGGATGCCGTATCAGCCATGAGCGAAATTCCTCCCCCGCCGAAGGGTTTCGAGACGCGCGCTGCACCGGCTGAGGCGGCGGCGCCTGCCGCAGACATTCCGCCGCCGCCCGCCGGGTTCACGTCGCGGGTGACGGGGACGGTCGGCGCCGACGGTATCGAGCGCACGCCGGAAGGCCGCGCCATCGTGCGCATCACGAAGAAGACCTATCCGGATGCGGGTGTGGGCGATGCCTTGACCCGTGGCGTGGCCCAGGGCGCGACGGCGGGCTTTGCCGATGAGATGCAGGCCATGTCGGAGGCCGGCGGGGCCACCAACGACTACAACGGCATCCAGCATCTGCTCGGCGGCTTCATTCGCTATCTGGCGCAGGATCCAGAAGCACACGCGAAGTACAACGAGGCGGTCGACCGCGAGCGCGAGGCGCTGAAGGGCGCCGAGGAAAACCATCCCTATGTCACCGGAGCCGGCAAGGTCGGAGGCGTGCTGGCCACGATCCCCGCCGGCGGCGGTGCGTCAGGTGCTACCACCGTCGCCGCTCGTGCGCTGGCTGCTGCGAAGCAGGGTGCTGTTTTCGGCGGGCTGTCCGGGGCCGGTGAGGGCGAGGGGCTTGCCGACAAGGCGATCAAGGCGGCGGGCGGCACCGTGATCGGCGGCGTGGTCGGCGGGGTTGCCGCGCCCTTGCTTGAGGGTGCAGGCACCGTGGTCAAGGCGGTGGGGCGGCGCATCGGCAACACGATTCGCGCCGTGCGGGATCCTGAGACTGAGGCCGCGCGACAGTACCTGACCACGCTGGCGATGGACCGCGAGGCCGATCCCCGTGCGATCTCGCGCATGACGCCGGCCGAGTTCAACGCCAGCCCTGACGCGATGATGGTGGACTACGGCGGCGATGCGGTGAAGCGGCTCGCGGACGTGGCCTCGATCACCTCGCCCAAGGCGCAGACCATCCTCAAGCACGAAATCGACCAGCGATTCGAGAACCAATCAGGCCGGTTCTCGGACTGGTTTCGCTCGAACTTCCACTATCCGGATGCCTACCAGCAGGGCCAGGCGCTGGACCAGGTGGCGAAAAGTGTCAACCGCCCGGCCTACGCCAAGGCCTACGCGGAAGGCGACCGGCCGATCATGTCGCCCGTGCTCGAGCAGTTGATGGGTAGCCCGAAGGTGGTCGAGGCGATGAAGGCCGCCTCGACCAGCGGCAAGGACCGCGCTGTGACGGAAGGGTTCGGCGCGTTCAATCCGGGCGTGAGCGTTGAAAACGGCTTGGTGACCTTCCGCAAGGGGCCGAGCGGCGTGCCGACCTTCCCAAACCTGCAGTTCTGGGATCAGACCCGGCGCGAACTGAGCCAGGCTGCGAAGAAGGCCGAACGGGCCGGTGCCAACGAGGACGCCAGCGTCTATGGCAATCTCGCCAAGCAGATGAACGCGGAACTCGATCGCGCCGTGCCGTCCTATCAGACCGCTCGGCAAGGCGCGGCGGGCTTCTTCGGCGCCGACAACGCGTTGGAGGCCGGCCAGGCCTTCGCTCGCTCCGACAAGATCGGGATTTCCGAGGCCCGCGACCAGCTCGCCAAGATGAAGCCGGTGGAGCGCCGGCTGTTCACCGACGGCTTCGTGTCGGACTTCATCGACATGATCAACAAGGTGGGCGACCGCCGCGACGTGCTGCAGAAGATCGGCCGCAGCCCGCAAGCGCGCGCCAAGCTCGAACTGGTGATGGGCCCGGAGAAGTTTCGCGAGCTGGAAGCCAAGCTGCGGGTGGAAGGCATCTTCGACGATGTGCGGAAAGCCGTGCAGGGCAATTCATGGACAGCGCGCAGGCTCTATGATGCCGGCATGCTGGGCGGCGGCAGCCTCGGGGCTGACGGGACCTACAACATGGACCCGAAGGAAATGGCGCTCGGGGCGTTTACCGCGGCGCTCGCCAGCAAGGGCAAGAGCGTCAATATGAACGTCGCCACCAAACTAGCCGAGATGCTGGTTTCGAAAGACCCCGCAGTCGTGCAGAAAGGCTTCAAAGCCATCTCCGGCGACAGCCGGCTGATGGAGGCCCTGCGCGCCGCCGACACCAAGATCGGGCGCATCACCTCGCTGGCTGCGCCGACGAAACCGGTGCTGCAATTGACCGGCGCCGTGAGCGCCGATGATCAGCCAGGCGTTGAACGGCCAGTCGGTCGTTAGCAGCACCAGTACCGCAAAGACCAGAAACACCATCTCGCCAGCCGAGGACTTTGCCATGCTCAACCGCGCGCTCCGCGCTCTCCTGCTGCCATTGCTGCTGTCACTCCTGGCCGCCTCGCCGCTTCAGGCCGCCGGCACCATCGCCTATTCGCTGTCGCAGCAGCTCGACAAATCAGGCAAGGTACTGACGGGCTGCAAACTTTACACGATTGTCGCGGGCACGACCAGTGCCCCCCAGAACGCATACAAGGATTCGGCGCTGACGCTGCCGCACACGAACCCGATCGTGTGCGACGCAGCAGGCCGCCTGCCGCAGTTCTTCCTGGCCGATGGCCAGATCAAGATCCGGCTGGAAGACAAGTTCGGGGTGGTGCAGGTCTCGGCCGACAACATCCTGGTGATCGGGCCGTCCTCGGGCGGCGGGGGCGGCGGCTCGATCGACCCGACCACGATCGCGGCGACCGGCGATCTGAAGACCGCCTACGGTACCCAGCCGCTCACCGGCTGGGTCCGGGTCAACGGCCGCACCATCGGCAGCGCCACGTC